ATGACGAAGGAGCCGACGATCGTTTCAGACCAGGAAGGCAGCGCGGAATCACGCTACGAGATCTATCTCAAAATCATGAATACCAGGAATGTCTTGCAATTCCTCGCAGAGAGCATCGGCATGCGCGGCCGAAACGACCAGAATGATTTTGACATTGGCGTGGAGCAAATCCTGCTCGACCAGGTTGACCGGCTTGATGAGTGCATGGGGTCCCACGAGCTCGGCGCCTGGAGCCTCCCCTCCAAGCCGGAGAAGCTTGAGCCCTAACACTTGGCGATAGAGGCACACGCCGGGAGGCAAAGCGCATACTCAAAGCGTTTGAGCGGCTTTGCCTCCCTTTGTGTGCCAGCAGGAAGCGAGGCGCTTACGCTCTGTCCGCCTCCTCCTGGCACGCCGTGCACCGGGTCGCCTTTGGCACCTTGGCCAGCCTGGCCAGGGGGATGGGGCGCTCGCAATCCTCGCAGCAGATCACGCCGCCAATGATGAGCTGCGAGCCCTTGTCTTGCTCCTGTTGCGCCTGGGCGATGCACGCGAGGCGGTAGCACTCCGCGGCATCCTGAGCGTCGTCTATGGAGTCTGCCATGGGCTACGCCTCCAACGCCGCCAGCTCGGCGCGCAGGGCCACGGCCTGGGCCTCCAGGTCCGCCAGCTTGGCCAGGTCGGCGGCGTCCGCCGTGCCGCCTGCGGCTTGAGCGGTCAGGATGGCCCGAAGCGGCCGGGCGCTAGCGGCGTCCAGGGCGGTCAAGGCCACGCCGATCTCTGCCTTGCGGATGGCCGCCTTTCCCGCGTCCGTCTCCGTGTAAGGCTCGGGTTGCGTCCCGCTGTAAACTTCATGAGCTAAACAGTCCGCAGGGCCTTCAACGCTACGCCAGCCGTAAGGCCCGTCAGATCTAACCGCATATCCCATTACTCTACCTCCTCCCATCCGAAGATCGCCAACTGGTTGCTCGCCGAGTCAGAAGCGACATAGATTGTCTGTGGGGTCTCTAGAAGCATTTCGACTTGCGTTGTCGCGGCGTAAGTGATTTGAGCCCCGCTGCCTACTGTGACCACAGCGGGCGGTTTGTTTGTCGTGGAGTTTGGCGCTCCGTAGCTGTTGTTCGGAGCAATGGCCCATGTGCCGCCACTGCTTGCGGATGTACTTGCCGAAAGGATCACTTTTGCCGCCGTATCTGGCAGATAGGCGGCAAGAGACGTCGGAACTAATGTTGGCGTGGTCAAGCTGCCCTGAACCCCAGAGCTGACATGTGGGAGCGCGGTGAGGTTCGAGCCGGATGCGACCCTGTACTGGAACCGGCGTCCATATTTTATGAATCCGATAGGATATTTGTTCGCTGTCGCGTCGGTCGGTATCCGTGTAACGCGGGCTTTTAACGTGTAACCAGCGGGCAGGGTTGGGGCCGCTGTAGACTCGCTGAAACGCAAAAGGGAAGCGCCGTCCGCCTTGGCGAATACCCACGCAGCGTACCAGGTGGAGGCCTTGACGGCCGCTCCGGTGTCGATGTTGGCCGCAATCAGGTCTGCGGAGAGGGCCACGTTGCTCAACAGTATGGATTTGCCGCTGGCATCCTTGAGCACCAACTCATCGGCCGTAAGCGAGACGGCGGCGCTGGTCCCGGTCGACGAGATGACCAGATTGCGCGACGCTCCGGTGACAACGGCAGGCGCGGGGAGTGCAGTGACCAATGCCGCGAGCCGCACGGCGAGCTTTTTCGAGGTGACGGCGGCGGTGTCGTCGGCACCCGCATCAACCTGTGCCTGCGTGGCCAGTTTGAGAATCCCCGCCACGGTCTCGCTGGCGGGAGAGACGGACACGGAGCTGGCCAGAATAAGCTCCGCGATGGCGTGCAACAGTTGGGTGTGGTCGCCCTTCACCAGACCGATTCCCGCCGTCTCTATGACCTTGCAGAGGTTCTCCTGCACGTCGTTGAGCCAATCGTCGGAAACCTCGGTCGGCATGATGTCGTTGGACGGATCACCGTCCGTAAACAGGTGGTCTGCCGTTGAGCCGTTGGAATCTATTCTGTGCATGGGGCCTCCTTAAGTGCCGTAGTAAAATTTAACGATGGTGTGGGCCGGAGCCAGGCGCTTGATGGTGCATTCCAGCCGCTCGTTTCCCCATTTGCGCAGAGGCTCGCCCGCTCCGGACTGCCCGGCGCGGAACGTGTGCACAGGGGTTGCGGGCACCACCACGGCGAAGGTGAAAACCCAATCGCCATTGGAGAGCGGATCGCCCGCGTGGGAGCGCCCGGCGCGGAAGGGTCGGTACTCTTTGATGGTGCAGATCTGCCCGGTCAGGATTGTGGCCAGGTCCGCAAAATACTCCGGCGTCTGCCCGCCCAGGGAGGCCAGCTTGGCCACCACTGCCTCCCGCCGCTGGGAAACGGTTTCGCCAAGCTGGGAGCACGTATCCGGCAGGCCGCACTCGCTCTCCCAGCGGGTGAGCAGCTGGAAAGTCTGGAACGGATCCAGCTCGGCCAGCAGTTCATGCGCGGCGCTGTCCACGCGGGCGGGCTCCTGGGCCATGGCCAAGAGCAGCGCCGCAAGAACGCTGTCCGCCTCGCACGTCCAGGCCGCTCCCGGGGGCAAAAGCGCCGTAAGCTGGCTGGCGTAGGCCTCTGCGCTGTATGGCTGCATGCGGTGCCCCCTATGCGAAGGCGACGGCGCCCAAAACGGGGAAGGCCGTGCCGCTGGCCACCACATCGGCGGCGGGGATGGTTATGGCGTTGTCGGTTTCGCCCGTGGCCACGGAGACGGCCTCCCGCATGTGCGAGAGGAGGATGGTGCCGCCCGGAACGGACTCGCGGGCGAAGAGGTCGCCCAGCTCCGCCTTGACCGCTTTGCGCACGGCGGCCGTATCCGGCGCTACGGAAAGGGTGACGTTGACCACCATGGCCGCGGGGGCGAAAACAAAGACCTCTGCCGTTGCCGGGCGCTTGCCGTCTATGTGCGCCTGGGCGCTGGCCACAAGCTCTGCCGTGGGGATGGGCCCTGCCGCCGCATCATCGGCCACGATGGCCACGCCCACAGTGCCGACGCCCATGTGCGAGGAATACGTCCAAGCCCGGGTGACGCCGGGCACCTCGAGCGCCCATACACGGTAGTCGGACAAGCAGCCGCCCTGCGGAGACTTTTGGATGCGGGTAAGGACCCGGGCGCGCAGGGCGGTATCGGTCTCCTCATCCAGGCCGCCCGCGAGCCCGGCCGCGCCGATGGTGGCCGTGGACTCCATGGCGGTGACCGGCGAGGTGAGAGAGAGGGTGACCCCTGCAGGGGTATTGCCCGCCGTTCCGGTCTCGGCGGCGGTAACGGCAACAATGGCCACCCCGGCGGCCACCGTGGCCTCGGCGTCCGTGGTGTAGAGCGCGCCGTCCACGCGCTGCAGCTCCGTGCCCGCGGGCAGTATAGCTCCGTCCGTGCCGGGAAGGCTCACGGATCCCGCCGCCTTGACGGCGGCCTTGCGGAGCACGCCCCAAATGCGGGAATGCCGTTCCAGGTATTCGGCCTCGGCCTTATCGACAAAGGGCTGGTCTTGCAGCCACGCCAGGTAGCCGTACATCCCGTCGGTGAGCCCGCCCTCCACGCGGGCCAGCACGCTGACCACGGAACGGCTCAAGGGCGTTTCGCCGTCCAGCAGCCGCCCGGAGAGGTCCGTCTCCACGCGGGCGATAAGCTCCGGCAAGGTTGGGCGTGTAATGCTCATTGCTACTCCGCGAGGCTGTAGGTTTCGGTGGCGGTGTTGTAGGCGAGCTTCCAGGAGGTATCGCCGTTGCGCCGGGTCAAAAGCACGGTGAGCACCCATTGACCGCGCACCGGGGCCGTGGCCGCAACGCTGACCGCAAGCACGTGGCCGTCCGTCACCAGCCAGGCAAGGGCCTCCTCGGCGTATTCTTTGATGCGGGCCAGCACGCTGGGCAGCTGCTTCTCGCGTTTTAAGAGCCACAGGCGCGAGCCGATCTTGTCCGTGCCGCCGGGCAGGGTGGCGTCGGCCCACCAGCCCTTGCGGTCGTTTCCGCCCGCCGGGAGTTCGTCGCCGGGCTCCGCCAGCCGGTCGCTAAAAAGCGAGATGACGACGGCGGTAAGCAGGCTGTCGTCGGTCATGAGATCGCTCTGCGCCAGCTGCAGGTCGCAGCCCAGGGAGCCGAAGGCCAGAAGGATGTCGTAGGGCACGGTCTAGCCTCCGATTGGCGGGCCGGTTGGGCCGCCGTTGTCGTTCTCCGGGTGCTCATGCCCGCGCTGGCTCACCGTTCCGGCTACCACGTCCGCATCGGTGGTGATGAGGCCAGTGGTGTGCAGGCTGCCGGTCATGGTGGCAGTGGCCGCGCCGCCGCTCATATCTGTGAGGCCAAAGGCGGGAGTCTTGAAGTTGACGCCCGTTGTGGCGGCGACGTTGTACACTGGAGTCTCGATGTTGACGGCGGTTCCGGCCTTGAGGTTGAAGGTCTCGGTGGTGGCCTCCATGATGCGGCCGCGCTTGAGGACGACGCTGTCGCCCTCGTCGGTGTAGAGCGCCACCTCGCCGCCCTTGAGGCCCTTGAGGCGGTAGCGGCGGTCGTCCATGGCGATGACGACGCCGTGGGCGCGGTCGGCCCCCAGGAACAGGCAGATGCCCTCGGCACCGGGCAAGGGCACGGAGGTAAGGCCGTAATTCTGCACGCGCTCCACGTCGTCGATGGTTTCATCGGCCAGCACGCCGACCTGGACGGCTTGCATCTTGAGGCCATCGTTGACCAGGCGCAGCACGCAACGCGCGGCCATGCCGTGGATCTTGCGCAGCATGGACTTCATGGGATCGCTCATTTGCCCCCCGCCAGGATCTTGGCCTGCTCGGCCTTGGACAATTCCAGCGCGCCCTTGAGGGCATCGCCGCCGTCGCCGGACTTCTCTTTCTTGATTTTCTTTTCAAATTCCTGGGCATAGGCCAGGGGGGACTTGAGGGTGAGCGTTGTGGTGGTGCCCTCGTTGCCCAGTTTGTGCACCACCTTGCCGATCATGAGATCCTGATCCAGGCGCAGGTAGGGGAGGGTGGCCCGGCACATGGCGTTGAGCGGCCACAAGGAGCCATCGCCCTGCCTCCAGCCCTGCACGATGACATCCACAGAAAACGAGCGCCCGGCGCGCACGCTGGCTTCCCAGGCGGCCCGGCGATGGGACGTGGCCGCGTCCTTGGGGGATTCGCCCGTGATGACATGCGGGCGGTAGCGCCCCACGGTGTTGTCGTGGGCAATGCCCACCACGGCCGCCACCTTGTCGCCGGAGGCGCTGTCGCTGCCCTTGTTCTGCGCCAGCACGCGGTACTCCGAGAAGCGGCCCTTGGCGTCGTACTTGGCGCTGATGTCTTTTACATTCTGGCCTTGCACAAGGGCCGTGGTGGCCCGGCCCGTGCCGATTTGCGCAATGAGGATGCCGCCCTTGGCATCGGGGAACGCAATCAGCTCGCGCTGGCGCAGGGCGCGCTCCAGGCATTCCCAGGCCGTTTCGCCGGGCTCTATCTTGTGCACGGGGATGGCCGCGCCCTGGGCCGCCGTGCAACGCACGGAAACGCCAAAAGGCGCAGCAAGTATTTCCGCCAGGCGCGAGCAGGTAAGACCCTTCCAGTGGCCGGGCTTGTGCACGGCGGCGCAGTCCACCAGATCCTCGCTGGCATCGCGTCCGGAGATGGAGATCATGTGGCTGGTGGTGCCGACCTTGGGGGCCACGGTGTCGATGTAGCCGCGGATGAGCTGGCTTTCCGCCGAGCCTGCGGCGCTGGCGCGGGTCTTGATGCTGACGGGCTGGCTGGCCATAATGGGCAAGGTCACCTGGTCATGGCTCCAACGGTCGGTGAGGGACAGCTCAAACGCGCCGCTCACCGCGTCCACGGCGCGGGTTATCGAAACCTCGGTCCAGCCCTTCCAGGCAATGCCGCCAATCTCCAGCGAGACGATTTCAGAGGGCACGGAGCACCTCCAGGTCGCCGGGGGGGACAAAGCCCGGGTGGCGCACGCGATTGCGCGCAAGGATCTGCGTTTCTGCCTCAGTGGCGTCCGTGCCGTAGCCGGGGGCTACCACAAGGCGCTGGCCAAGCAGGAGGGCGGGCAAAACCGCCGTGGTGGTCACCGTGGTAACCTCCGGGGCCTTGCCGGAGCTTTCGGCCAGGGCGCGCACGGTGGTGGTGCGCAGCGTGGTGAAGGCGGCGGAGACATCCGCGTCGGTGTTCGCGTCCAGCACGGTATCTATGGCCTCCACAACCTGGGTGCGCAGCGCGGCGGCCTCCTGCTTGGAGGCGGGCGAAACCAGGATGGCGCTGCGGGCGGCCTCGGCCACGGCGGCGGAACGCTGGTACTCTGAAATGGCGGCCTGGTTCTCCGCAACCTGGGTGCGCACCGTGCCCGCGCCGCTGGGCGTGGTGACAACGGGCGCGGCCGCCGCGATTTCCAGCAAGGCCGTGGCGCGGGCCGCCAAGGCGGTGGAGGCGGCGGTGGAGGTGGAGGACGAAGAGCTGGACGAATAGGCGGAGGTAAGTGCGCTGTACGCGGAAGAGAGCGCAAAGAACGGGCCGGTCAGCTCGGACGGCAACAGCCCCGTCAGGTCGGAGGCGGAAATGTTCTCTAGGGTCTTGAGCGCCGAGGGCAGATCCGCGCCAAGCCGGGCCACGTCCGCCGCGCCGGAAATTGTTTCTCCCAGGCCCTTGATCGTGGCGAGGGTGCTCTCCTGCACAGCCACGGGCACACCGGCTATGACCACCTTGGAGTCCAGCACCTTGCCAGCGGCCTTGAGCGCATCGTCCGCCTTGGTGCCGCCCAGCACGCCGGGCAGGGCCGCGCCCGTGGGTGAGCTGCTCTGGCCGGCCTCCGCAAAGGTGAGGCTGAAGCGGGCTATGCCGCCTTCCTTGGCGCTTTCGCGCTTGCGCATGCCCGTGCAGCAAACCTTGCGCTCCGGCATCCAAGGCACGATGAGCGCGCCGGGCCCTTCGGCGTTGCAGGCTTTTATGAGCGCGTCGCGGGCGGCCATGTAGTCTTTGCCCAGCACATAGCTCCACCGTGTAAATCCCGGCCTTTTTGCCCAGGTCCTCGGTGAAGGGCTCGTCGCGTGCCACAAACTCGTGGGTCGCGGTGCGGCGGCCGCCCTCCTCGTCGTCCGAATCAACGCAGAAGGGCACGCCCCGGAAACTGGGCGACTTGAGCTTGCTGCGCCAGCCGGAGGCCAGGGCGGCGCTTGTCTTGGCCGCGTCGGTTTGGGCGTCAGTTTGCGCGGCGGTGAGGCCGGAGACGGCGCGCGACTTGAGGTCGCCGACGCTGGGGATGTCTATGCCGAAGGGTGCCATGCCGCGCTCCCTATCGAGCGTCGGGCATGGCAAGGCCCATGTCCCAGCGCAAGTCCATGTCAACGGGAGCGCCGCTCTGGGTCACCGCTGCCCCGCGCGGGATATTGGTGAAATCGACGCTGACCTTGCTCTCGTTGCGCTCCAAACTAGTGAAGCGGTTTTCTTGGATTCTCCGCGAGAGCTGCGCCGCCCCAAGAGAAGGGCGCTGGTAAGGGACGACATCCCCGGAGGTGATTCCTCGCGGAGTGTCGCCCGGGGATGCGCCGCCGAAGCTGGTGTAAGCCTTGCCGAAGTCCTTCATGCCACCAGGGGTTGCGCCTTCGCGGCCGGATGCGCTCCCCGTGCTCACACCCAGAAGTCGGAGTACCCAGTCGGGGACCACGCCCTTGAAGGCGTCCATCAATTGGTTCCAGTGTTCGTATGCCTTTTGAATCGCGAAAACGACCAACCCGAGACCCGCGACAAGAAGACCAATTGGCGAAGCGTAGAACACAGCCGACATCACGCCCCACGCGACCGTAAGAAGGCTGACGGTCTGGCAGAGCCCGGTGATGACATCGGACGCGCTTACGAAATTCAAGGTGATAAGGCCAATCGCAGCCGCAAACATGCCCAGCGGCGTCGCGGTCATGGCCACTCCAAGGGTTGCTATCGCGCCCGTCAACTGCACCACGGACAGGATGAAGCTCGAGGCCATGAATCCCACGGCGATTCTGGCCAGGTTGTCCCACCCGCCGACGGCGGTGGCGGCGACGGAGAGCGCCGCGCCAATGGCGGCAAGCGCGCTGGCGACGCCTTTGCCTGCCTCCCAGGCGTTCTTGAGCCCGGTGGTGATGTTCTGCCCCCACTGCTTGGCCAAGGCATCAAGGCTGCCGTCCTTGTCCATCTTTTCAACCATACTCAAGAAGCCCTGGAGCTTGCCCTTCATCCAATCGAAAGCGCTGCCCGACATGACCTTCATGGCGAAACGGGACCATGTGTCCGAGAGGTTGGACATCATGCCTTTCCAGCCCTTGCTGCCAGCCTCCATGCCGCCGGCAAACTTCTCTCCCCATATCTTCATCAGGGTGGCTTGGATGGCGGCACGGTCACCCGCTTTGACCATCATCTTGGCCTGCTTCCCTGCCGAGTCCGTGTAGTTGTAAATGATTTTCTGCCCGACCTTATTGGCTGTGACTCCGAACTCCTTAAGGCGCTCGTTTTCGCCGGTCACCGCGTCGGCCATGGCCTCCACGGCAGCAGCGAGCGGCTTGCCCATGCTTTTTGACGTGTCGCCCAGGGTTGTCAGTAGTCCGTTCATGGGCTCCAGGCCGTAGCTGCGAAGCTTGACGAACGAGTCCGTCACCTCGGCCAGCTCGTAAGGAGTCTTGGCGGCGAAGTCGGATATCCAGCCCATCTCTTTCTTGCTTTTGCCCGCATCGCCACGGTTCAAGTTTGTCAGGATGATCTCGAAATCCTCAAACTGGCTGGCGACGTCGAGGAATCCTTTCTTGAATCCGAAACCGATGCCGCCGCCGAGAAGAGCCATCTTGGAACCAAGGGCCATGCCTTTGTCGGACACTTCGCCAAACGACTTGCCCACACCGGCCAGTCCCGAAGAACGACCGACGCCAGACAGGCTTGCGCCAAGACGGCGCAGCCCAGCAGTGGACTGCGCCATTTTGGCGTTGAAGTTCTCGAGTGGTGCCGAGTACCTGTCGAAGACAGAGATAGCGAACTCAATGCCTCGCTTACTCATGCTATCCGCGCTCCTCGTTCAGTTCGGCTATGCGTTCGTGCCACCAGTAGATGGTCTCGCTATCCATGCCCATGATCTCTGCTTCGCAGAAGTGCAGTTCGGCTGCGATTATTCCGCAGGCCCGCTCCCAGTCCTCGGGCCAGCCAACAAAAAACCGGAGACCACCTCACCGCACTCGGTCAGATCGGCCAGGGAAAGCTTCTCCACCACCGAGGGCGGCTGGGCGGTCAAGCGAGCGGTGAGCAGGATGATGTTGTCACCCTTGTCCAACTCGGACAGGCGGATGCCGCGCAAGTCCTTGGCTATTGCCGGGCGCGAAAACACCAGCTCGGAAATGGTCTCCGAGCCCTGAGTCACAGGATCATTCAACTTGAGAGTGTGGGGCAGTTCCATCTAAGCCTCCTCGCAGCTCTTGCCTTCAAAACGGACCGGGATCTCGCCTTCCTTGGTCTTTACCGTGCCCTCATTCGCGTACCAGCCGTTGCGCAGGACGATGGTCTTGCTGTTGGCCAGCTCCAGCGTCACGGTGACGTCGTCGAGGTTGATCAAGGTTTTGAGGACCACGTCCTTGCTGTCCGTGATGGCGCCTTCGATGAAAGGCGTTTGCATTTCCTCCGAGTAGCCGTGGACAGAGGACGCGCCCACAATGGCGGTGCGCTTCCCCGCGCCGATGTTGTACGAAAACTCGCCCTTGGCCTCGTATTGGGTGCCGTCCACCTTAAAGAAGATGGTGCCGCCCCTGCGGTTGCTCGACATATGTGTCTCCTTTTGCGCCTAGAGGATGAAACCCATCTGCACCGCGCCGACCACGAACTGATTGACCAGGTCGGGCGGCAGGTACCAATCCAAGCGGTTACGGTCGGTGGTGTTGCGCTCGCAGATGACGTTGGCCGCGAACACGTCCACGTTCTCCATGAGCCCCATCGCCTCCATTTCCCGCGCCCAGGCGACGGCCTCGGCCTTGCCCACCTTGGGGGTGATGATCTTTTGCTCGGGGCCGTAGTTGGCGCCGTCGTCGGCCAGCTTGTGGCGCGGGTACTTGGTCATAATGCGGTTGCGGAAGCTGTAACGCAGGTAGCCCAAGGTCAGCGGGGTGTTGAGGTCGAGATAGGCCACATCGTCCGCGCCGTTGGGGCTGGTCTTGTAGGTGGTGATGAGACGCTGCACCCGCACGATGCCGTCGGCGTCCACATAGAAGGTGGAAATGCCGTCGAACAGCAGCAGGTTGTTTTCGGAGAAAGTGAAGCGGTCAGCCTCGGCAGGCGCCAGGATGCCGGGAAGCGGCAGGGTCTGGAATGGCCGGGCAGGGTCGATGTTGCCATAGAAGGCTGCGGCGGCCGCAACAGCGGCGGAGACTTCCCAGGTGGGGCTCGGCACGCCGTGGGCGTGCATGATGACCAGGTGTTTGCTGTTCTGGCTATCACCCAGGGTGCCCAGCGCGCCGTGGGTGCCAGTGGCGGCGGCGATGGCCACGCCCTCAATCTGCTTGAGGGGGCCCCAGCGCTCGGTCAGCAGCGCCTTGATCTCCACGAGGCTCGAGGCGTCGGTCCAGGGCCAGCAAATGACGTGGTACTGAATGTCGCCCAGGGCGGCGATGAGTTCGGCCACCTCCGGGTTGCCGGTGCCGCCGTGCATGGCGGCAAAGACCACCGAAAGCCCAGCGGGCGTGGACTCCTTATAGTAGTTGAGCCGCAGATCGATGCAGTTGCCGGCCTCGCCCTTGTGGAGGGCGGTAAGGGTGACCACGCCAGCATTGGCCGTAGCCGTGCAGGGGCAATCCGTGGCCGCGCCGATGGCGGCCACGATGGCGGTGGCCACGGCGGCGGCCTGCATGCCGCTGGTGACGCCGACCTTGATTTTGCGGCCGCCGACGTACAAGTAGAGGGTGCCGCTCTCCGTTGCCGCGCCGGAAACAGTGACCGTGCCCGTGGCGGCAACGCCAGTGGGATCGTCCACAACGGCGATGGCCCACATTTCGGTGGTGGTGTTGACCTTGAGGAACGCGGCGCACTGCTGCGCAAGCGAGGACCCCGCGCCGAAGAGCGTTGCGGCCTGGGCGGCGCTGGTGATGCGCACCGGCACAAGCGGGTTGGCGATGCCCGCAAGCATCTGCCCGGCCACAAGCACCTTGTACGGCATAAGCCCGTTGCTGGCGGCGTTCGAGGAATCGAACTCCACGGAGACGTAGGGCACCCGGATGGTGGTGGGAATATCGTTGAAGGGGATGGACATGGGCTACTCCTTCGCCGCGCTGGCAGCGGTCTTGGCAGCGGTTTTGGCGGCGGGGACGATCAGCACGTCGCCCGCTTTGATGCGGCGGATCCAGTGCGAATTACGCTCCTTGGGTTCGCCCTCGGCCTTGAGGGGGATCATGGTGACGGGGTCGCGCACCACGAGGGGCTGGCCGTCTGCGCCCAGGGCGGGCTGGATGGTGATAATGGTCGCGGGCATGGGTTCCTCCGGGTCGTAAGTGTAAGTGGGCTGCTCGTTAGTTAGGCTGGACGGGGAGCTGTATCTCGTCGGTGAAGCCGGGATCCTCTTCCGTGGGGGGGATGTACGTGACGCCAGCGACGGCGAAGTCGTTGAGGCTGGACTCGCTGACCAGGCCGGGCTTGGTCTCAAAGTCGGCCTCGAACTCCAGCTCCAGGCAGCCGGAGTCCGTGCGGCCATCGTTGACGAAGTACATGCTGGTTTTGACCAGGGCGGAGTCGTCCGCCGTGCCGCCCCAGGTGGGGTTGGCCTGGAGGAGCTGCTCCACCTGCAGGGACAAGGCGTCCATGGCGTCGTCGAGGTTCTCGTCCACCTCAAAAATGCCCTGCACATGCACCTTCACGGTGTGGGAGTATTTGCGCGGGCTGGTTTCCTCGGTGTCTGAGGTTTGCTCCGTGGTGTACACGCCGATGGCCGGGAGCAGCCGCGAGGTGAGCGGCCGCACGCGGGACTTGAACACGCGGTCGCCCGCGTCGGTGTGGCCCTTCAGAATGGCCACAACGGCTTCGCGGATGAGCTGGCGCGGGTGCTTGGCGCTCATGAGCGCACCTCGTGCAGGGTGTACAGGGTGACGCCCTGGCCGTTCGGCTTGGGCTCGAGCACGCGGAACGTGCGGCCAAGGATGACCATGCGGTCGGCTTCGTCCGGCTCCGCCGGGATGCTCCCGGCCTGGAGGTGCACGACCGGGCCGGTGCTGGAGATGGGCGCGCGGCTCTTGGGATCCACCTCGCACCATGCCTCGTCGAAGATGCCCTTGAGCATGATGGAATCGCCCGCTGCGGGGCGGTACTCCACCGGCACGGTGAGGCCGCCCAGGTCGAACAGGGTGGCGAGGTCGGCGGCCATAACGGACATGAGGTCGATCATCGGCCACCTCCGGCGAGGTGATTGATCTGGTGCGCCAGCTCTTTGCGGAAGCGGAGATCCGCGCTGGCCATGATGGCGTCTTGGCGGACGGAGTTGCCGTAGAAAGCCTGGAGGCTGGGGCCGGTTTCTTGGATGAGCTTGCCGCGTTCGGCCCCCGGGCGCGCAAATACGCCAAGACGCCCACGGACCATTGCGACAAACAATTTCGATCTTGTTTCGACCTGCGGCGCGTTGCCAAAAGACTTGCCGCCCCGCCCCAGGCGGTAGCTCACGGCCTTGTACTTGCTCGGCAGACGTCCCTTTTGCGCGGTGATGCGCAGCGGGCTCACCTTGTACTCGGTCAGTGGCAGGCGCTTGGTGTCGACCTTAACCGCGCCGGAGAGTCGGCTGGCGGATTGCCAACGGCACGCGGCCACCGTGATGCCCTTGCGGATGGTTCCGGCTCTGAGCACCGTGCGGGAGCGCAGATCCGCCACGATATCTGTGCGGGTGCCGTTGAGCGCCTTATTGATGGCGCGGGCAAGGGCCTTGCGCTGCGCACCGGGGATGCTGTCCAGGGAGGATAGCTCGGCGCGGATCTTGCCCTCGTTATAATCGAGCTTCAGCTCGAGCAGGCCGCTCATTTGCTCCACGCCTCCAAGAGCTGCACAGCCTTGTCCGCGCGTGCGGCATGATCGCCGTAGGCGCGGCCAACGTCGCGCAGCCAATAGGCCAGGTCCTCTATGGATGCGTCCTTGCATACCCCGCCTGGAGCGGATCCGGGGACGTCGGTTTGGTTTCCAGCTCCGCCGGTACCGTCTGCCTCGGCTGCACAAGGGGAGTGGAGGCCAAAGGCACGGTTGAACAGGACCACAAGGCGAGGGCCAATAACGCAATCAGTAGGCACGTCACGCACCGCATCGGGGATACTCCTGGTGATGTTGTCGCGCGTTGCGGACAGCTCCGCACGGGTGGCGATGAGATCGGCGGAAATTTTGTTGCCCTGGGCCACCAGCTCTTCCGAGCGCTTGAGGGCCTTGGCCAGGGAATCGGACACGGCGGTGGCATGCGCGGCCTTGAGCTCGTTCAGCTCGGCCTTGCCCGTGGCCGTGGCGGCGGCGGAGCCAACGCGGTTGCCCCAGAGGTAGCAGCCGATGCCCGTAAGCAGCAGGGCCACCACGACGGCCAGCACAACGATGGCCTTGCGATCGGAGCCGGAAAGCAGATCAAGGCCGGTCATTGCGCGCCCTCCATGCTTACGCCGGGGCCCCAGCTGCGGTAGCGCGGCTGGTGCACGACGATGACCATATATGGGTACTCGTGGTTCTCGCGGACGAATTGCGGGGCGCGTCCGCCATTGGCGCGTTCCACGTTGCCCCACCAGCGGACGGCGTCCAGGCCCTGGGCTTTTGCCGCTGCGCGGTCGCGGGGGATCCAGCCCGGCCCGCCGTTGTAGGCGGAGAGGGTGAAGGCCCAGCGGTCGGCCTCGGTGGCGGCGAAGGACATGGACTCGTA